AACTTTACATACCTTGTATGGCAACATTTAGGACTACCAGAGCCTACTCCTATTCAGTACGATATAGCACACTACCTGCAGCACAGTCCTAAGCGTTGTATTATTGAGGCTTTTCGTGGTGTAGGTAAATCTTATATTACTGCTGCTTACGTAGTACATCAGCTACTCCTTGATCCACAACTAAAGTTTATGGTGGTGTCAGCTAGTAAAGCAAGAGCAGATGATTTCTCTACCTTTACTCAGCGTATTATCATGGAATTACCTATATGTCAACATCTAGTAGCTAAAGATGGACAACGGTGGTCTAAGATAGCCTTTGATGTAGCTCCTGCTAAGGCTTCAGGTTCACCCTCAGTAAAGTCTGTAGGTGTTACAGGTCAGCTTACAGGTAGCCGTGCAGACATTATCATTGCTGACGATGTGGAAGTACCTAACAACTCCATGACCCATATGATGAGAGAGAAGCTTGGAGAGACAGTAAAAGAATTTGATGCTGTTCTCAAGCCCTCAGGTAAGATTATATACCTTGGTACACCACAGAACGAGATGTCCCTCTATAATACACTACTAGCACGTGGTTATGAGATGAGAGTATGGCCTGCTAGATACCCTAGCCTAGAACGCGCAGAGAAGGCGTATGGGGGCAGGTTAGCTCCTTTGCTGTATGATTCTCTACAAACTAACCTAGAGGCCGTGTATGGGCTTCCTACAGACCCTAAACGGTTTGACGATACAGACTTACTAGAAAGAGAACTAAGTTATGGTAGAAGTGGTTTTGCTTTGCAATTTATGTTGGATACTTCACTATCTGATGCAAACAAATACCCCCTTAAACTAAGTGACCTAATGATCTACTCCTGTGATAAGGATACAGCACCAGAGAAACTGGTCTATGGTATCTTCAAACCACTACCAGAGCTACCCAATGTAGGTCTTGCAGGAGACAAGTTCTACGCCCCTGAGGACACTATAGGACGCTCTGAGTACACAGGTAGCATACTTGCAGTTGACCCCTCTGGTAGAGGCTCTGACGAGACTGCATACGCTGTTGTGAAGATGCTTAACGGTTTCCTACACGTAGTTGACTGTGGTGGCATTGAGGGTGGCTACTCTGAGAAGACATTACAACACCTTACTGACCTTGCTAAGATACATAAAGTCAACATGGTGTTGGTTGAGAGTAACTTTGGTGACGGAATGTTTACTGAGTTACTTAAGCCTTACTTACTTAAAACATATCCAATAACAATAGAAGAAGTAAGACATAGTAAGCAAAAGGAACAAAGGATCATTGATACCCTTGAGCCTGTAATGAACCAACATAGACTTGTAGTAGACCCTAAGGTCATACAAAAAGACTACGATAGTGTACAGCATATGCCACCAGACAAAGCTGCTAAGTACATGCTGACCTACCAGATGACTAGGATTACTAAACAACGTGGAGCTTTGGCTCACGATGATAGACTTGATGTCCTAGCTATGGCTGTACAGTATTGGGTAGACCAGATGGCTGCAGATGCAGACGTACAGATAGCTAGTAGGAAGGAAGAACTACTAGATAATGAACTAGATAAGTTTATGTCTCACCTTAATCTAGGTACTAAAGATACAAGTGAGTCTGGTTGGCTGTCACTATAGGTTTTTCTAAACTGTACCTATAAGGAAGACCCCCTGTTACCTATAGTATAGGATATGTAGTAAGTAGGAGTAGACTTAAGGTTATTTATAGTGGACTTAGAGTTTATATTTCTACTTACTACTTTCTAGCTTATAACTAGGTCATTAGAATAAGGCAGTATTATGTTCATATATGATATAATGTTGAAGATATGTTATACTTTATTGGTACTTTGGTTGATCTATATGTTCTCTATGGCACTCGCTAATGACATATGTGGCTGTGTAAAAGACTTTGATGGTTGGTGGAAGGTGTCTTAATTTTGGTAAAAAAATCTGAGGGGGTATATAATAGTCATAAGGTGCGCGTTCCCCCTGCATGGCGTCAAACATTTGACACTTTTAGTCTACCCTAAGTTCCTATGGTTACTCTAAGTAGTCAATAAGTTGACGAAGTTAGGCACCACTAAGACTTTTAGTAGACTTTAAGTAGATTATGAGTGGCTTAAAGTGTTGGGCGTGTCTGTCTCTCTCTATCTATTTTTTTGCTTATATATATACTCTCTCTCACTGCATTTATTTTTATTTGTTTTTTTCTCATTGTGCCTTATTTGTGCCTTATTCTTATTCTAGTCTATTGAGACTGAAGGAACACAAGCGGTCTGACTAGCGACAAACTACTAGCTAGATGATACAAGGTCAGAAGGTGGAAAGGTGGCTTGCCAGCATAACTTCAGTAAACATACAAACACTAAACAAGGGATTTAAAACAATGAAAAGCATTACAAGACATACCGGCACATTGAAAAAGATTACACGCATGAAAAACAGTCGTGATGGTAATCCACAATTTATGCTTTATTGTGACGGTTACAAGTTCAGAACACCAGCCAATGCTTCTATCGGATATAACATTGATAGTTATTTTGATAAAGAAGTTACGGTTACTATAGGCTTGTATCGTAATTGCTTAACATTGAATACAATCCATCTTAATTAGAAAGAGGTTAACATGCTAAACATTATCAGAGATTATCTAGTAGGTACACCTAAGGCAACCTTGCAAATGGTGCAGCCTATTCCAGTCTTAACTACTGACCTAGTACAGTTTAGACGCACGACTAAGCGATACGGTAAGATTGGGACATTTAGTAATAATCAAGGTTATCTTATGTCCAATCGTAATCCTATTAACGGTCAATTTGCCAAGGTTAACTAGATGATTGACAAGCTAGGCTAGTCTATGGCAGGCTAGTCTAGCAATCAACAAAGCAAGGAAGGGATTATTCCAATGCGAGTAACTAAACATATGTTAGCGAATAGACTAACAAGGATTAACACAAAGCTAAATACAGAATATGAGCTAAACAATGCGCCTCACTATGGGGGCTGGGAATTGACCAGCAATAAGGGTAGCTATATCGTCCAGCATAGACTATCGCCTAGGGAAATGCTAACATATCTAGAAGGTATTCTCTTTGGTATAGACAGTCAGAAATGGGGGTAAGACAATGAAAAACCTAGTCGCAAATATCATAGCTATTCACAAGCTAGCTAAACCTGATGAAGTAAAGCATGGCATGACATGGTATCACGAAGCCTTGTGCGAGTGTAGCAAGATAGCAATAAGGCAAGATATACCATTGCACATAGTGGTAGGGGTAGTTGCTGCACTGTCACCTAATAATAAATGGGATAGAAACTTATCCAACGCTGAAAGCTTGATAGCTGCATATCTTGCAGGTGATCATATAGAAAGCGTAAAGGTAAGCACCTATCACAAGATGAAAGAAAAGGCATGGGGTATCTTGGACATGATGCCAACTTATGGTGAAACCAAAGTACTACTTAACGGACAAAAGATTGTCTGTTTCTTTGAAAATATAATGGGCGAGAATACATGCACCATTGATGGACATGCGCGAAACATAGCATACGCTGAACGCATTGGCTTGACTGATGAAAAGACCAACATAGGCAAGAAAGAATATGCTATGCTGCAAGACGCCTATAGACAGGCAGCTAGTGAATGTGATATCAAAGCATATGAGATGCAAGCCATCACATGGGTGGCATGGCGTAGAATACATGGCATAGGATAAGGGGTAAGGACATGGGACTAGAGCTTAATACAAAAGACTATGATGAACCTAAAGAATACCTAATGGAATGGCTGGGAGTACTACCTCATTGGGTTTATGAGTTCAATATTCTACATGGTGATGACATTGTATCTTATATGGATGGACGCTATGGCTATGGACTGCATAAATTTGATGGTGAGGTACTATACAATGGCACTTATCGTAGTGAACATGAAGAAGATGATGACTTACCATTTATAGGCAGAATGGCTACGTCTTATGGCTATGTTTATTTCTATCCTTATAGTATGGTGGCATTGCCTACTAATGATGGTTACTTTGTAACAAGGATGGACTAAGATGGGTATGTATATAGACACGGCCTATCCTGATGTAACACAAGACGCTAGGCTTGCTAGTATACTTACAAAGACGAAGGCACTAGCAGTCCAGATAGAGGATGCTGAGTGGAATGGGCAGGACGTTACAGCACTGAGGCAACAGCTATCTAACCTAAAGACTAGGCATGACGATGGCGCAACATATGAACCACTGTTTTAGAGGGGTAAGGAGCAAGACTATGACTGATAAACTAACCTATGAAAAAGTATTTGCTAGAATGTCTGGTCACTTTCTAGCTGCCCATTTGCCTGATGATTGGAATGAATGGGAAGAAGAAAAGCTAGACCAATACATGATTGACAACCATTGGGAACCACTAGAATATTGGGAAATCAATGATGTCTATGGTATGATTGACGCACTAGCTATAGATGTGCTTAACTTGATGGGTGTTGATAACACTGACCAACTATTGTAAGGGGCAAGACGATGACTAGATGCACACACATACACCTACCACCTAACAAGGGCAAAGATTACATGCTGTCAGTATCACAATCAGATGAAGACTATCTTGAAGTGTGTCTGATGGTTTATATCCCTAACAGGAAGGGCTATGCATTAGAAGGCAACACACTACAAATCTATGATCTACATGAGTTGTTTGAGGTAGTCTATGAAGCCTTAGAGCATGGTGAGTTATCTATCTTTACGAATTACTATGAAGTAGAGTTTGAGAGTAGCAACGACAACAAGCTAGTACTAGCAGTAGACAATGACTGGCCTCAGGATAGGGCAGATGACTAGCTGTAATACATTAGCCTGTGTTTACAATCAGTTACAAGTGCTAGAACCTCAAGACTATTTTGTGGGTGGTGTTTTGTTTCTATATGTGATAGGAATAGTGGTAGTTTTAATCGTAGCAGTGAAGGGGTAGAGTAATGAGGAATGATCCTATATTTCAAGGCGTAGGAGTACGCACTAAACACACTCACAGTACCTTTAAGTGGACAACCATTGCACCTATGAAGGCTGGTGAAAT